ATTTTGATAAGCGATTTTCTCACCAAGTGCTTGGTTATATCGAGATGGGTCTACACAAGCACTTTCACCTGTAAAAATGAACCCAGACTTGGTTTCAATCTGACAATGAGTAAGTTTTTGACCAATACGGGTAAACTTGACGCTATCAGGTACAATTTCAGATGTTAAAAATTCAACAGTGATATGTTGCATAATCAAGGCTCCTGTGGCGCTTCAGATGAATCTGGTTGAGTAGGCTCAACTTCTTTAAGCTGTTTTTCCAAGCGTTTGATAGAGCCTTTCACGCCGCTATTTTCGTCAAACTTTAGCGCGGTTTGAAAGTTATCCAGCGCAAACACTGGATTGGTAGGCTCAGTCAGCTCACCAACTTGACGGGCTAATTTTGCACGTACTTGGTCAGGCATGTCAGCTTCAGCTGTAATATTAGAAGCTCGCAGCACTTGCGCGATTTGCTCATCAGTGATTTCATCGCTTGTTGCTAATTTCTTAGCAGTTTCAGCAATCTCTTCAGCGACAACGGTAGCCAAAGTACGTTGATGAGCATCTGGCATTGTGATTTTATGCTTCATTGCATATTCAGCGATATCAAGCGCTCGCTCAAAGCCGCCAATATCGATATGCCATAGCATAAGCGTGGTCAATAGATTATCTTGATCGCCAGTGCCAGCATTCAGCGAGGCATTGATCCATTCATCATAATGACCAACTAACTCGCGCTTTAGCTCAATCTTGGCTTGAATAGACTGCTTAGACTTTAGCGCTTGCTTGTCTTCACGTAGTTTGAGCTGCAACATTCGATACGCCTGGTTCGGTCCAGCCGTGATGTTAGTCACTTCTTTTTGTGCCAGCGCGGCTTGGCGATGTCGCTGCGCTGGGGTTAGTTTTTTTGTCATAGTTTTATTCCATTAAATTAGATTTAATCCCACGCGTCAGGCGTTAGACCAGCTCAACATTTTCAATCAAGCAACCAGCTTTGTAGTTTTCGACCACATACGCCTCATTGTCTGACTCATAGAACGCTACGCGGTCATACTCAGGCTCATCTTTATGATTACGACGGCGGCTGTCTTCTTGATAGTAGATAGACAGGTTATCGAGTGGTGTGATTAGAATGGCATCCGCTGGGAAGTTCGGCGGCGTTTGCTCAATAGTAATACCGCCCACTTTATCGAGCATCAATAAGCTATTGACCGCAATCACCTCTGATGGGGTGTTTTTATCATTAACCATGTTAAAATCGCGGCTTTGCTTGAGATCGCGGCCAAGGATGACGCGTAAATCACTGTCATCACGCACGATAGGATCAATCAAGTTATCAACACTGTCTTTAACCAAAGCATCAAGGTTTTTATAGCTAGTAGCAGACGCGCCGACAGAGACTTTACCAGTACCGACCTCTGATTCAGTCATTACTGATTCAGGCGCTTTGGTACGATATTTCTCTAACCAGCCAATATTCACATCTTGCATCAATGGATTAGCTTCAATATCAGTATCAGCTGCGACACGGGTACCGTTAAAACCAACTGTAATACGATCAAGCGCTTGGCGTTTTAGAACCGCATCACGGATTTTTTCTTGGAACTTAGGATCACGCGCCCAGCTGTCAATTAGTGCGTAATTAATAGAGGTGTCAAAGTTAGTTTTTTCGCATACATAAGTGTAAATGACACCCAATTCACCCACATTTTTGGGCTCGCGGCGTTTGCCAGACTTAGTGTTAGTTCGACTAGCGATACCACCGCTGATACCAAGGCCAAGCGCTTCACCCTTTTGTTCAGTGACTGGGATAATATTGATTTTGCCTAAGAAATCGCTTGATTCTTGGATGCGCTCTTCGATCTTCTGTTGTACAGAGGGTACGACTGTATATTGCTCAGTTGCGCTTGGCACACCGTTAAGCTCTGCTTGATTTGCAAGATAGCCATTAAACTGCAGACGGGTAGTATTTTTCATAGTGCGTTTATCCTAAATAATTGGTTTTTAATAGCGTTTAATTAGCAGTCAGATTTGACGTAATCAGATGAGCCGGTAGCAGCTGGGCGCTCGGTATAGTTGTCAGCTGGAGTATTGTCGAGGTTGTCTTGCACGGTCTTTAGTGATGTTTCGACTTCGTTCTGCTTGTCTGCAAACTCAGTGACAACGTTAGTTAAGTTACCGATACTCGCATTAGTGTTATCGACCGCGGACGCCATCGCTTCCATAACTTGCTTAAAGCTATTGATAGTATTAGGCAGATCTGCAAAAGCTTGAGCGGTAGCGAGCTCTTTGTCTTTTTCGGTCTTAGCAGGTGTGACCGGTGCTGCAAACATATCTTTGACAGTTGCAAACACGGATTTTGGCTCTTCTTTATACTCCCAAGCGCTTTCAGCGGTTGAGATGAAGGTGTCAGGGTTTTGCTTACGAGAGTTAAGCGGGTTGTCGTCTGGGTTTTGCTGACAAAACTGCATGTAGCTAGTACCAAGTGACGCAGGGGAGTCAGTACAAGCAAGGCCGACCATATAGGCTTCATCGGTATCAGCAAACTTTTTATAAAACTCAATAGAGAAATATACTTTTTGCTTTGATTTTGCTAGTGCAACCAGCTCAGGCTTAGGTTCAATTTCAGCTAACAGGTATAAATGGTCGTTGGCTTCTTCAGTCGATAGTGATACGACATCGCCGTAGCATTGAAAATCAGAGCCGGGATAAAATCCGCGCATATGCTCTAGATTAACGCGAGCGCCATACACTTCTGGATCATAATTAGCGGCCATTTGGGTGATCTGTTCGCGAGTGATTTCACGGCCGTCTGTGGTTTGTCCGGCGCGTGCAACTCGAAAAGTTTTGGTAGTCATAGACGGTCCATGAGTAAAGATAAGAAGGAGGTTCATTTACAAAGCTTTACTTTGACCGCTGCACAAGCAAAAAACAAAAGCAAAGACGGTGCATAAGTGCCAATCCACCACAAACAGCAATGATTAAAAGCTGTCAGTAAATCAAAGTAGCGTCATATCATTTTTATGAGCTGTTTTGATGTCATCCCTTATTACTCTACCGACCGGCGAAAACCCCAAAACCGTTGCCCGTGGTCTCTATTGGCAAGGGTGGAGTATTAGCGCCATCGCTGAAATGGTCAGCACGCCGCGTACGACTGTTGACGGTTGGAAAAAGTCAGATGGTTGGGACGATGCCAAGCCTATCGACCGCGTAGAGTCAACGCTCGAAGCGCGAATGGTGCAGCTGATTAATAAAGATGATAAATCAGGTAAGGACTTCAAAGAGATTGACTTGCTCGGCCGCCAAGTCGAGCGCATGGCCAAGATTCATAAATACAATGAATCTGGTAAACAATCGGATCTCAATCCAAAACTATCGCACCGGGGTCGTAAGCAAGGCCAGAAAAACGCATCGAACATCATCCAGATAGATGACATTGATAAATTCAAAGATTCATTCCGCGACTGCCTTTTTTATTATCAAAAAACGTGGTACCAGGCAGGACTCACCAACCGCATCCGCAACCTATTAAAGTCGCGCCAAATCGGGGCGACTTGGTACTTTGCGCGTGAAGCTTTTTTGGATGCTATTGAGACGGGTCGTAACCAGATATTTTTATCCGCATCGAAGGCGCAAGCGCGGGTATTCCGTGAATATATTTGTGCATGGGCGATGGAGGTGGCAGGTATTGAGCTGACCGGCGACCCAATTACACTCAATATCGAAGGCCCAGAAAAGGACTACAGCGCAAGCCTATATTTCTTGGGCACCAATAGCCGTACCGCTCAGAGTTATCACGGCAATGTCTATATGGACGAATATTTTTGGATTCATAAGTTTATTGAGTTTAGGAAGGTTGCGTCCGGTATGGCGATGCACAAAAAATGGCGTCAAACCTACATATCAACGCCATCATCCAAGCAGCATCAAGCCTACAAGTTCTGGACTGGTCAACTCTATAACCGTGGGCGCAAAGGTGATGACCGGATTGAAATAGATGTCACACCGCATAACCTAAAAGACGGCAAGCTTTGCGGTGATAAGCAATGGCGGCAAGTCGTCAACGTCTATGACGCTATGAATGGTGGTTGTGATCTATTTGACATTGACGATTTGCGAATGGAATACAGCGAAGATGAGTTTAATAACTTGCTGATGTGCGAGTTTATCGATGACACGCTGTCAGCGTTTAGCGTTAGTGAACTGCAAACGTGCATGGTGGATACGTTAGAAATCTGGGACGACTGGAAGCCTTACACACCACGGCCATTAGGCAATCAGCCAGTATGGCTTGGGTATGATCCGTCGCTCAGCCGTGACAGTGCCGGACTGGTAATTTTAGCCGCGCCCAGCACACCCAATGGCATGATCCGTGGTATTGAGCGTTTGCAGTTTAAAAACCCAGACTTTGAAGCACAAGCAAACGTTATCAGAGAGATGACCGAAAAGTACAATGTGGAATATATCGCGATTGATGTGACCGGCCTCGGCATTGGCGTCTATCAGTCAGTGATTAAGTTTTATCCGCAAGCTG